TGTCGACTGGGCATCACTTCTTATTAAATGTACCGACTTAGGTTCCTACCTAAGCCCGAGTCACAAATGTGAATCTCATTTAATGAATAGGTGAAACCTTTGTGGTCCTTATAGTATGAAGCCGTAGCTTACACGTTCAGACCCGTGAAGAATATACACACGCCTCGGCCGATCCGAGGATTTATTGTGGGATTGGTTAACCCACGCACGACGTTATACAATGACTGCAAAGCAGTGCGACATAGAATTCTTCTGAATTTTATTTTTGCAGCTGCACCCTTCTGGGTGCACCAGACGATCATTCATCCTTTTTATTCGGAGGGCGATATCCTTAAAGGATGCCATCTCCCGACAATGTCTAAGGAGAAAAATCAAGAAAAACCAAGAAACTTTTAACGGAAAGCTAATAAACCACCAAGTTATTATAACCCTAACTTGGAAAGGCCCACAAACCACACCAGGGCGAGGGTTCAACCCCTCTTTCAAAGTTTGTGACCCGTTGTGCACGAACCCTAGTACGTATCGTCAGATGTTGGAACACTGAACGAATAGTATGTGGGAACACACACGAAGTAGATGAGATCAAAATCTACTGCACCCGCCATATAGATAGTCAAGATTGGCCAGCCCATATCCGTTGAAGTTCCAGTGGAACCACAACGCATAGAAGCTGCAACTTTCATTGACTCGCGCTCCATATTGGAACCAACCACATCACGTGTTGTTACGTATGCAGGTCGGAATTTCCATTTGGAATAATAAGGCGAGATCACAGACAAGGCAGCTTGAGTGTGCATGTTTGTCATTGCCATACCTCTTTGGCCAATAACATCACGCCGAACACTACCTGATGCAGTTGTCATAGGAGCTCTAGCCAAGCTCGAGCCACTAGCAGCGGAATTTGGACCAGCGTTATACCTATTCACTGCTTGGCGAGTAGGATATAACATCCAATCCCGAGGATCTCTCTCTACCTTCAATTCATCAACAAGCTCAAATCCATTCCGTGAGACATTGTAGTGGTGTACAATACCACCTCTATATCCCACAAAACAGTTCCCCAACCAATTCATTGGATGGTTGGGTGAATATTGGAAGGCGGATTTGGTGCCCGAAACAATCCCAGTTGCCCAATTAGTTCCCTCAGCATTATATCCATAATCTGTAGGAAAGCGAGGCACGTAATTTATCAGGGTATAATACCCAGCCAAATTAAACGTGTTCGCAGCGGAATACGCATTACCCAAGAATTCCCTATGGAAATAGGAAGTTCTATGAAGCAAAGTGCGCAAGGAGGCTATAGTTTCTCCAACTGTAACCTCTGCAACTGAGATCTCAGGTTTCTCATCACCAACAGGGGCTAACTGATCAACCTCCTCCAATGATTGGACAGAAAGCGTAGACCAGTCGGGCGTCTCATTTGGCTGCGCCATCTGATAACCCCGACCTGCTCGCGCAAAAACAAGCAGATCAACCTCTTGTGAAGCAGCAGGACCTGTCAACTCGTTTAGGACGGTAACACGCAGGACACCATTATGTAATGTTGAATCAAACGTAATGGTACCACTTGTAGTTATAGCCCAATTGCTTCCAGTATTACTGGTGAGTAACCATGGATCTTGAGCTTTATATGGAATAGAGAATTCAATCTCTGACTCCTGCTGAAGATCTACAATACGAGTTTCTGTAGTGGTCTCTGCATTAATACCAGGAACCCCCTGTGGGTCCCACGAAACCTGCACTCGACCCGTATGATACCGGGATTTCACAAACCTAATTGTGAAAATAATCTCACCCCTCCAAAATTTGAACATTGCAGCCGCATGCGCAGCTGGTGTTTCATTGATGAAGGATTGCGAGGTCCCGGCATTTGTTGCATACTGTCGTGGAGTAACCGGCACTTGGAACAATTGTGTCCCGGGTGTGTATTGGTCAGTCCACAGAGCTCCGAAAATGAAAGATTGTCTCCCACAAAAATGGGATACAACCAACTCATCATCTTGAGACGCACCCGCTACAGTTTTATCAACTGTGATCTCATTTTTGGGATCAATGGAGAGTTTGTCCAAGGGGACTCCAGTTTCAACACTAGCAAATGCATGAAATGCTTTAGGCATGTAGGGATCAACATCGCGAATAACTGGTGGATTTGAATATCCAAACAGAGAAGCGACTCCACTAACAGCCCTAGCACCAATCTCAGTTGCTCGGGCAAAGGGCCCAATAACAGGGGCATCAGTAAGCTTTGCAGCCACATCTGCCACAGCTGTAGCAGGTCCACTGATTACACCACTAGTATCATACTCATCAGCTTGAAGAGCAAGACCTGAGGTGAGACCAGCAAGTTCAACATCCTCAGCCCATGCATAGCATGTGACTGTGACATTCTGCCCAGTAGCACCGTTAGCACTCCTCAGTGAAGAATACAGGTAGTATGTCAAACGACCCATCTCATTGAAGTCTGCTAACGTGCCTATGCTCAACCAAGCATGAGGCCACAAAAAAGGCAACTCAAGCTCAGCTGAGGTCATATCTTGTGGGTACAAGAATTGACCAGGCATCTGAGAAAACTTGATCTGATCACCAGCTGACACGGAATTATCACGATTCCCAGGCATCGGACAATAACACGCACGCAAAGCACCATAATAGAATGGGGAAGCATTCACGACAAACTTAAGTTTAAGCTTGGCACGAAGACGCGTGTAATTGGTAATTTTATTCTTAATTGCGGCATTGCTAAAAAACAATGTCCAAGGATAAAACGATGTTTGGAGAACTGTGGTATTACCTTCAGCCCATGAAAAAGTGTTGATAGCAACTGGACGAGAAAGGAAATTTCCCAACTCACCAGAGATATCAACGTCAGGTCGGAACGAAATAGAAGGAGCACCTTCACTCGTAGCCATACCTGCATCACTAAACATCAAATTCTGCTGTCTAGTTTGACGAACATCACCGTCGTCCAACTCCAAAGATTGGGGTTGTAGATAGTAAAATTTCGAGAGAGGCTTTTCTTGGAGGGCCTCAACACTCCTTTGTTTATTTTGATTAGCAGGTGGATGTTTTCGTGCTTCCTTACACCTATAAGGAAGCATATAATGCACATCTTTCGGGTCCCAACCGGCCCTCACCTGAATAGGCGCTTCGAGGAACGCTCTGGTGGGGATAATCTCACATCCCCCACACTCATTTATACACTGAGGATATGCATGAACACGTAAAAATGCAGTAACTGGGATATGAAAGTCAGCTTTTGGTTTAAATTTGGACTTGCTAACAAAAGCCCCGCACTGAACTTGTAGAGCACCCAGGGCCGGTGCACGAGAACCTTCTGGCTCCCAAAGAGACCAATTTGGTGGTCCCAGAATCTTTTGTGTGGATATTGGTTCAGTTCTCAAGTACTCGAAAGAGGACTCAAGAAAACGATCCTTTAATTCATCCCATGTTAAGAAAGTATTTTTCTCAACATAGTGTTCCAGTCCACAATCTAGAACAAGGAGTTTCAAAAAAGAAACCTCCTTCTCAAAGCATTCTCTACCATAGAAAAACCACTCAGACACTGCTGATCGAACTGTATCAATGCATTGTTTCTGGGGGCTATCTACAGCACTTGGAATGTGAATCATCAAACTTTTCCAGATTGATTCTTCACAGAGAACAGCAACATGGCAATCCAATTCCTCATTGTACTCGAAAGTTCTCTTCAGAAAAGAAATCTCGGAAACTGGTAGGAATGGGATACTCTCCTCACTCTTATCGGCCATGGTATACTGCACTCCAACAGTAGCCAAAACCTGAGTTATACTTGTATGGTTAAACCAATCTACAGATGATGCTAAAACATTATCATCACCATAGTTGATCGCAACCACATTAGTACTAAATGATGCTATCTCCCTTGCAGGATTCAGCTCAACATAGCAATAACGGAAATACAAGCTCCCAACAATACAGTTGATAATAACTGTAAGTGGGTGACCAGAGGGATTTGATCCATAAAACTGCATCAAATCACCATTGAAGTTGACAAATGCAAAGGCCACATCTTCTGCTACCACTTGGATAGCATTGACATGCCCTTTACTAGCACCTGAGCGCTGCACAAGTATCCGTATAATTCGGAAAGCTTCCATGATAACAATAGAACCCATAGACTTATCAAAAGTCTTAAAGTCACCAGCTATCAGTCGATCCTTACCGAAACGAGTCACAAATTGGTAAATACGCTCCCACTCAAAAGAGGTAGCATTAGTACCAGGTGCACACTCGAACAGATACTTGTTCAATTGCATCACTCGAACAAATGGGAGAAGAGCCATCCTTACACAAGTGCTCCAAGCGAATGGACCACCCATAAATAAACGACTCTTCTGGGCCTTCACTTTGTGCAAAGGTAACGCCTCGTCTTTAAGGTGTTGCATAAAGACAGGTGAAACGCTCACACCAAGTTGCATTTTATCCCAACACTCTTCTATCTCTGCTTTGATAGTATCATCAACCACCACAGGGTGTTGCCATATATCATCAGCAGGGATACGCATTACAAAATTGCGTTTTGTAGAATTGTGGGGATAGCCAGCACTGGTACTGAAATTCATCGAGTCAATAAATTTCACACCAGGAAAACCATTCAGCGCCACAGACAATGGAAGTGGATTCCTCAATTCCTTGTGGAATTCCTCAGGAAGATCTACCCAGATCTTTTCCAAAAAGTTATCACCACAAGCCCGCAGAATATCGGGTTTAAAAGTCATTGATTTCTCCACCATGGGTTTAATACCTAAATGCAAAGGCATATAACCCTTCATTGGGGCAGGAGCAAACTTTCGCTCATGCCCCAATTCCAAAAGTCTCTTCGTGAATAATGTATCACAAGCAGTGCTCTTTGGTTGCCGTTTAAAGCCACCAAAAGACCCAAACACTTGCAAACTTCCTTCTTTAAAGAAGCGAGCAGTGCATCGAGGACTAATGGTGGTAGAAAACTGTGGCCCAAGAAAAGGAATTTCAGCTTCCACCACAGGTGTAGCAAAATATTCCAAAGCTTGATCAACAACATCACGTGTGACAGGCATAGCCACACCGATATTCCGTTGCCCTCCCAAGGCATGAATCCCGGCAAGAATATAAGCATTTGGTTGTTTAACCAAAATAGGGGAGCCACAATGGCCACCCTCAGTATCTTGCACAAAACGGGATGCCACAACCTCAGTAGTGATACCGAATTGTTCGATAAACTCTTCTGAGACTGATGATCGGAAGGACTCCAACTGTGAAATCTGCCCATTAGCATTACGGATAAGCAGACGCCCAGGAGCGTCACACTTAAAACCTTTCTGCTTAGGCAATAACTCAAGAATATTGCGACGAACGGGCATATGCAGAATCTCAAAGAAGGCAAGTTCCAGTTCCTGTCTAAAATAGACACTAGCACGAGCCATTTTGAATTGCACATTCCCATTGCAACCCTCAGAGTTATTCTCATGTATCACCTGCAACATAAAGTGATCCACATTTGGGATCACATGAGCAGGGGCAACATAAAGATGACCAGCTAGACAGGTGGCACGGAAAACGGTGTGCTTCGTTTCCCTATGTGTGGTTCGACACCACACAACATTTTTTGCAGCTAGACTTGCTGCCTGAGAAAAATCAAGAGAACTCCAAGATTGAGACAACCTACCTAAAAATTCAGATGGGCAATAGTCATCTTTCTTCCAGACATTCTCCTTTTCTTTCTTTGGCTCTGGCATGACACCAACATCATCAATACCCTGAGGTTCTTGCTCTGTTAGCTCTGGAAGCTCCTTTTGAAGGAGTTTCCATGTAATACCATACCCAACCAGGACACCAATTCCCAGCATAAGTTTTTTAAGTGTTGGCTTAAATTTCTCGTAAGCAGTATAAATAGCACCCATGAGGATGCTTTTTATCGCTTGCCGCGACCAAATGCCAAACTTATTTTTAACAGCCTGCTTCGACCTCACAAACATACGTAATGTAGTATTGGCAACCAAATCTCCTGGAAAATTGACCAGGTTAGGATTGGCATTCAAAACCTCACCGGCACATTCTGCTGTGAATTTCGAAGCATGATAAGCCCCATAAGCTACCAAAGCATGCCCAACCAGAGTGGATAAACCAGCTCCTTGCACTTGCAAGGAAGGTGGATCTCCACCCTGGGGTACTAGCGGCAAACAACCGCATGCGGACATCGGTATACTATGCATAACACATAGATTTACATGACGAACCGCAGTCTTTGTAGCCATAAATTTTGTCTGGCCAGCCCTGTGTTCTGATAACCATTCGTTATATTTGAGAATAAACTCATATATCTCACTGGTCTGAAGAATCACAGGCGTGGTTACAGTTTCTTTACCGTTACCAACAGCTGGTTGAATCAAAACTTTCTTTACTGTAATATCCCAAAGATTGGGATACTCGCCCACAACTGCTTCTGGAACAAGGAAATTATCCATCATCATTGTCCCAGGAATACGATACTGCTCCTTCGGAACAATATCTACAATGTAGGGTAATCTCCTACGAACAGCTTGGGGATTAGAAAACCAGGCATGTGCGTTAAGATGCTCAGTATTTGTAGTACCGATTACCAAATCACACGTAAATGGTGCTTTCCCCTTCAAAGGTAGATCAGCCTGAGGTGTACTAAAGCTAATATTACCAACAATCCGCAAAAGATCCTGTAAAGAGGGGTCTTCATTGCCTTTGTTCGGGTTCACACTCCCGATATCATCCAAAACACAGCACCACATTGACGATCGGAAATTGTTCCAATGGTCCTCTGATGGCACTCGATTATAAATGAATTCGGGATCCAAAGGCTTATTATACAAATGTGCATAATGAGCAATGAGAAGGTCCAAAAAAGAACTCTTCCCATGTGATGAACCTGAACTCAACAAAAGGGCAAATGGAGCATGACGCAACTTGCCACAGGCGCTCACAACAAGCAACTCATTGGACAATCTACGGAGACGAGATAATAGCTGTGATATAGCGTCCTTTTCATCAGATGCTTTCACAAACTTCTTCATCTCTTCCCCATCTGCCAACAACTCAGCAAGCTTCTTCATAAAGACATGATAGTCAATACCAGCAGCTTCTGGGTTCGCAATAACGACACTTTGATCTAGTAAGGCAAAAGCCTCATCGGCCCATCGTGAATAACTGGTGGGAGTATGAATCAGGGACTTCCAATTTCCAGTTATACAAAATGCAGAGATTCTCTCACCCAAATAATAGATTAAATCTATCAGGGCAGTGAAAAAATCTGTATGGCCTATAATCTTTTGTGCCGAATTGCACACAACCTCCCACAATTGAGCCATATCTGCTTCAATACCAAATGCTGCCAAAATGCCACCTGAAAAGGCCAAGGAAACCACCTTGACAAATTTTGTGACGGCAGGATGATGTTTTAAAGCATCATAACTCGAAAGTAGATCTTTCAAAACACTCCAATCCATGGACTGTGCTTCCAATGGTGAGTCGAACATGAACTTAAATAAGAACGAAATAACGGGCTTACGAAAATGTACACGAGACACATAATCCAAAATGGAAAGCACATCTGTCCAATCATGGACTCTTTTTAAACGAGAAATTACCCAAAGCAAGGTGCAAGTAATATCCTGAAACAGAGATTTATCTGAATCAGAGACTCCACCCCACAAAGCACCCATCTTTCCCAAGATGGCAGCCAAAAAGTCTGTAGTAAAACCTTGTTTCAAAAGGTCTTGAAAAGGGTCAATTTGTACCCCAAATGGGGTGGCAAGGAGTGATTGCTCGCACTCCTCAACGAGTGTGTACACACGAAAGTGTGTGAAAGGTAGAGGATAAAAATCCCCGGCGACGTTCTGTGAGTTTAGGAAAGACATTTCCAGATGGCAGAACAGGCCTCCTGAGTCTACAAAACGGGTCTTAGGCTCATCTAGGACCTAACAAACTTTTTCTCGACTTACATACGAACTCCGGGTTCAAAGCGAGAGATACAAACAACAAAATATAACACTAAATATCAAACCAAATTAATTGGCCATCCCAAGATACGGTTTCGCAAACCAATCAAGGGTGGGATCTCATAAGGTTCTCCATAAAAGGTCATACATTTGTATTCGTACCAGAATGCGTAACTCAGAGAATGTTCATCCTGAACAAACAAGAGGGCGTAAGATGGTGTATAGAGCCGTTTCACAGACGGAGCTAACGTCTACTACTCAGGTCATCCAAATTACGACTATACTTTTTTACAATAGAAGTATTCATAAACTCTTCCGCTACAAGCACTAAAGATTCCCATCGCCTAAGAATCGATGTGCTAAATAGCAGGTGGCAAAATGCCGAGTTATATCCAGTTTAAAGTCCTGGAAGACAAAGGGTTTGGTGAACTCTCGTCGAATAAGTTCATAGATCAGAAATAGGATGGCACTATAAAGTATGTCACAAGAAGGAGTTAATCAGCAAAATGTAGAAGCAGTTTTAAGCAAATAGCCGAGCTGGGAAACCAGATCAGACTATAAGGTAAAACCATTGCTACAAGAAGGTGCAACTGCAAAAAGTGAAATCTAGGCTTCTCAGCCTCCAAAATAAAATGCGTGGAATATTAAATTCCAC